AGAGAGTATAATAGAATTCATTAATATCATTTATATCAAAAGAGATATCAGATATATTTAATAACGAATAAGCACTATCATTTGTTAATGTACCTTTATCATTAACAAATTTCTCTAAGAAAGATTCTTTTAAGTTATAATCACTATTATAGAAAATTTCTAATCTACTATCATTAAATAAAAATGATTCTTTGGTATTAGATAATAACATATCTATTACTACAATAAATCTATTCATATCATTAGTGGCTGAATTAATATACTGATATATAGTTCTAGCATTATCTAGCTTATAACAAGCTATATATCTTCCATGTCTAATAAATATAAATTTGTACTTATTATACTTAGTAAGTTTAATACTACTTATATATTTATCTATCTCATTTACTAGAAATAGTGCATATGGCGTTCTTTTACTTACAATATTACTTAGTAACATATAAGCTACTGTGTCTCTATTTAGTGTATTGAAGTATTCATATGATTTAAATAAATTAGGATTTATTTTATTTCCTAATGATAATAAAACTGATGTAAGACCGTCATTCATTAATAATGAATCATTATCTTTACCATCTACAAATCCAAACCACAGTTCTCTTCCAAATTCTTTTGTTTCGTTCATAAATACTCCTTAATCTAGAATCTTACATATCTTTGATAATATTATACTAGATATATCTAGTATTCCTACAATAATATTATATAGGAAATTTATAAATATATTTGCAAATCCTAATACTACTATAGTTAATATAGATATACCTAGTAATAATACATCAAATATTTTTAATATCATTTTACTTATCATGTATATTACCTAACATAGCTATTATTAAGCTCAATACAATAATACCCAGTATTATTACTAATCCAGGTACTAATAATGATTTAATGATAAATAATACTATACGCAATTTAAATATACCTACTAATATTTTAAAAGTAAAATGTATTAATCCGATTATTATAGCAATCAATAATAATGATATTATTAATAAACTACTACAAAGTCCTATTATCTTTCTTTTCATTAGTACTATCCCTTTTTAATATAGTGGTCTTGACAATAGTTTCATGAATTTTTGCATATAGTAATGCTACTGAAGCAAAAATTAATATAGCTACATCAATTCCCAATATTAACAAAATTATCTTTAGTAAAAAATCTAAAACCAACATAAATAAATATAAATCCTTTCTAAGTATTAAAGGAAAGTGGAAGTAGAAATTAATCTACTTCCACTATTTTTATATTTAATTAAATTCTCTTCTTAGTTGTAAGCCATTCTGGAGCTGATGACTTAACTTTCAACTCCTTATGCTTCTTTGTCTTTGACTTAACTGTACCAAGAGCTTCTCCCGTTAGAGGATTCTTAGCCTCATATGTAGACTCTTTATCCTCTACATCCTTAAGAGAAATTGTTGCCTTGAAATCCTCTTCTGTAAGGAAATCAAACTTATTTCCAGCATTCAAATACTGAGATACAGCAGTCATAAAGAATTCATAAATTCCATCCATATTATCAAAATGGAAATCTGATGACATAACTGCATCAGCATCATGAGAATCGACACCAAACTTCTCAACGAGCTTCTTACACCACTTTCTGAAATCCTTTGATACAAATAAATCTTCTACCTCAAATGAATCTCCAGACTTCTTTGCTACCTTTGCTACAAACTCTGTATCATTTGCAATTGCTGTCATAAGGGTATTAAAATTCTTCTTAGAGAATCTATTCAATACCTTATTACCCTTTGTATTTGTCTTTGCTACCATTGTAGCAAGCACATCCTTAACACTACTTGTCTTTGCCATAAATTTATTTCTCCTTTTCATTATTTTTCTTTGGCTTAAGTTTTTCTAATTCTTTCGATTTCTTTTTGTATTTATTAACTACATTTAATACATTATCAAGATTAAAAGAATTAATATCAAAAAGTATTTTTGGATTTTTAATTCATATCCACCACCTTTCGTGATTACTGTAGAGTTTTTCCACTAGTAAATTATTATACTTATTATTGGTTACAAATAAATGATATATTAATATAATGAAAATTAACTATGTGCCTTAAATAAAGGGAAATTTAACAACATCATAAGATGATTGATAATAGAAAGGAAAACTAATATGTTATTTGATACATTAGTAAATAATGGTAAATCATATAATAGTGCTATTGATATGGTATTAGAGAAGTGTGGTGAAGCATTTGATCATTATACTTATCTATATGATATGGAAGTAGCTAGAGAAAATTATATGGATTATATGAATGACAACTATGATGATTCTAATTATACTTATGAAGGATTTGTTCATACTAAGTATGAAGAGGATTATCTATTTAAGAATACAAAAGCTAGTCCAGGTATTGTTGGTAAAATGATACGAGTGGTACAGGAAGCTTGGCAAAATCTTATAAGATGGATTAAGAAAATGATTGAAAAGATAAAATCAGTATTCATGAAGCATAAGGTAGAAAAGAAGTTATCTTTATTTGAGAAAATCTTAGCAAAAAATCCATTTTTAAAGAAGAAAAAAATAGAAGTACCTGATCCAAAACCTCCACTAATAGAGAAATTAAAAAATGATATAAAGCTTATTAAGATTAAACTTAAAACAGGAAAATCTTTTAAAGATATTAAAAAAGAACTGGAAGATATTGAGAGAAAAGAAGCTCTTGTTGGTAAATTAAAAACTACTGCCAAAATAGTAATACCTGTTGCAACTGCATTAGTATTATTAAAACAATTTTTAGATTTCAGAGCAATGAATAAAGAAGTTGATGCAGATGCTCCAGAAATCAATGAGACTGCAATGGCACTTGATTCGGAAATGATTACCGGAAAACTTAAAGCTGCGGAAGTTGCTACAAAGATCGAAAAGCATTATAGATTCAATATATTTAACTTTATTGCACAAGTTCCTAAGATATTATTCCATGTTGCAAATAATCAAACAGATGCAAATGAAGATGGAAAAGCAGTAAGAAGTATATTAGGTGGGACAGCAGCAGATAAAGCTAGAAAAACTATGAATAAAAAAAGAGCTTTAAATGGTGATATTATCGATAAGACAGATGAGATGGATGACACTGATCCAGAGAGTATAATTGATAAAGTATCAAATTATGATTTCGAAACAGCAAAAAAGAGATTGAAAGAATTATCACCATATGCTAGGGCTAATCTTGATAACGATACTATGGGTGCTGAAAATCCTATTGGTGGAGATAGTAGTGAATCTGATGATGATAATTATAATCCAGATGAAATAATGAATGATACTAATAAATAATTTTAAAAGGAAGGTGAATTTATAAATGGCTAATACTGTAGATAAAGTTATAAGAATTGCATTAGCAGAGGAAGGATATCAGGAGAAGTCTAAAGCAGCTTATCTTGCAAATCCTTCTGTATTAGATAGTAAAGATGATGGAGCCGGTTATGATAACTATACCAAGTATGGAAGAGATATGCATAATATTTATCCATCTGTAATGGATTTTCCAGCATCATATTGTGATGCATTTGTTGATTGGTGTTTTATGCAAGCATACGGAGTATCTACTGCTAAATCTTTACTAGGTGGAAATTTTGATGATTATACTGTAGCATCAGCTGATATGTATAAGAAAAAAGGAGCTTGGTATACAAGCAATCCTCAGGTAGGAGATCAGATATTCTTTAAGAATTCTGAGAGAATATGTCATACTGGATTAGTTATAGGAGTAACTAATAATAGAGTTGATACTATAGAAGGAAATACATCTCCAGCATCAGGTGTTATTAGAAATGGTGGTGGAGTATATAGAAAGTCTTATGAGCTTAATCATCCTAGAATTGCTGGTTATGGAAGACCTAATTATGATAAAGATAGTAATACTCCTTCTATATCTCCATCAGCAATTGCGTGTGGAACACCTTTACTGAAGAGGGGTTCATTAGGTGATGAAGTTAGAAAACTACAATCAAATCTTAATTCTATATTAGGAGAAAATCTTGATGTAGATGGAATATTTGGTGGTGGTACTCAGAGAGCTTTAATTACATTCCAGAATAAATTTGGATTAAGTCCCGATGGTATTTATGGAAAAGGTAGTGAAGCTAAGATGAGAGAATTATTATATAAATAAAAAAAAGAAGATGAGGACCATCCTAATCCTCATCTTCTTTATTCTCCTCGTCCATCTTGCCCGAGAGGTCTTCTTTCAACCTCCAGACAAACATCTTAGGAAGTACGAAGATAAAACCTCCCAAGATTAATGTGCGGTAGATCACCGGAATGATCTTCTCACACATCTCACAGAAATGATAAAGTTCCATACTATTACTCCTTTCATATAGAACTAATTTATTTATTGGTTACTAATAAATAATATATGAATAGAGATAATTAATTTACGGATTTGATAAAAAGACAAAATATTTGGTATAGATGATAGTAAAAAATCATCTATACTATTATTCTATCTTCTGGTTTTGTATTCAGTACTCCTTTATTAGTCTAACCACATTTGTAATGTTAACACCAATCGTCAGGTATCACTGTTATCACTGACTAATCAGTTTACATTTCCTACACTTCTATTAGTATTTATATACTTATTATCAGTTCTACTAGTATACTTAGTTATTAGTCATTTAGTTATATTACTATTACTAAGTCATTATTTATATACTTCATTTTACTACTTATACATGTTACTTACTATTCATATACTTTATCTATATTTGTATACTTATAGTTAGTTATACTTCGTATTTATCTATCTATAAATAACTTAATACTTTTCCTACACTGATTATAATTACTATACTTATTATACTAATTACATTACGTTTTTACACTTTTACTACATATATTTTATATTTATACTATTTATTTTACATTTATTTATTTATACACTTATTTTATTTACTAATTTTATTTATTTCTAATAAAGAAATGTGTAACCAAAAATAGAAAATAAAACACCCTATTTATCGAAGAATTCCAGTGTTCAGAAATTCAAATTTTAAAAAATAAACTTTTATTTTCTGTTGATACCTCAACAATTTACGTGAATACTGAAAATTACCGATAACCAGAGATTTTTCAAAAACTAAACTCCGAGGTAAAAATCTTGCTTTTTTTTATCAAAATTTTCAAAAAAGCAAACTTTTTATGTTCCAGATTAGTACTGGAAAATCCTTATATCAGAATTAAGATAGTATAAATACTGATATAATATTTTTATGTAACCAAATAATAATAAATTAACTAAAGGAGATTTTTATGAAAAAGGTATTTGACGTAATTGACTTGGTAAATGAAATAGCAAATCGTACTAATTTAGACAAAGATGACATATGCGATGGGTTGTTCTACTCTTTCAATGTTATACCTGAAAGAGAGAAAGAAGTTCTAGTTCACTTGTATTTCTTAAAGAAACCAGTTGATGAACTTTTAAACTTTATGAATTATGCAGATGAGTCAGAAATAATGGATTTAAGGAATAGAGGTGTTCAATATGTTATTGATACATTGATAAATATTAACGCTGATTATGATGAGGATGAATCTGATTCAGAGTAAAAGATTAGATACATATAGGATTTATTTTCCTATATGTATCTTTTTTTTTCTTCGTGGTTGTTTTAACATACCTCTTTAGTTTACTTACATATTTCTTTATTAGACGTTTATTTCTGTTTCATTTCATATTTCATTTACCTTATTTATTTTTCTATTCATTTTATTTCATTTACTTTTCTTATTTCTATTTATTTCATTCAATTATTTTTATTCATTTATCTATTTCTACTCATTTACTTTTTATCATTTACATTATTTACTTTTCATTTATCTTATACATCTTTTATTTCTATTCATTTACTTATTTATCTATTTTTCTTTTACTTTATTTATTATTCATTTTTTTTTCTATTACCTTTATAACTATTTCTTATTTCTAATTACCTTTATTTATTTATTTTATTTTTATATCTTTATTTTATTTACTAATTTTATTTATTTCTAATAAAGAAATGTGTACCTGATTCTAAAAAACAATTCACCCAATTTACCGAAGAATTCCAGTGTTCAGAAATCCAAATTTTAAAAAATAAACTTTTATTTTCTCTTGTTACTTTAATAGATTACCTAAATACTGGAAATTATCGGTAAACAGATAATTTTTGATCTACTAGATAAAAAATTAAATTTATCTAGTAGATCAATTATTTCTATTTTAAAAATCCTATAAATATATTACTATATTTTTTTATTATATCTATTATTTCTTTTAGTTCATATTTACAATCTATAATCAAATATTCTTCTATATCAGATAATTTCAAACTTACTATATATTTATATTTACTATATCCATTTACTAATGATACCCTTTTAATTACATCTTTATCTTTATTATAATATCTATTTACAGATCCTATTATAGAATTAATTCTTTCAGTATATCTAACTTGATATTTATCAGATATCTCTAATGGACAAATTGGTATATCTTTATAATTTCTACAATTATTAATAGATATAGAAATTGGTTCATAACTAATTATTCTATCTGATGGTAATAAACTAGTTAAATCTACAAAGGAATTCAAGGAAGAATTAACAATAAAATTTATTCTAGTATCTTTAAAGTTAGTATCCCTAGTACTGCTCGTATACCCTCTTAATTTATTATTTATATCAGTAGAATTATCATTTAAGAAGTCAAATGTAATTTCTCTATTATATAAAGAAGATAGAGTAATTAAATTATTACTATTTCTATTATAGAAATTTTCATCTATAAAGAAAGAAGATGGTAAATCAATAGTATTTATAGAATCTATTATATATCTATAAAATTTCTCTATAAACTCACTTATTATAAATGAATTTAAATCTTCTGTATAAATATTATAATCTTCTATAAACTTCTTATTCTCATCAATACATTTTCCTTTAGTAGCTTTAATAAAAAATATATTAGGAGTATAAGTGATTATATTTGCTAATGCTGATCCATATAGAGATATTTTTACATTAGAAGAATATAATCCTAATGGTAATATATTTAATTTATCTATATCATAATTATCATTCTCTATATCATTTAGTAAATATAATAGAGGTTTAATTGATTCATTATATATATCCCAGTAATTTGTAGATACATAATCTTTATCAATTTTATTATTATTAAATTTACTAATATCACTAGAGAATCTTTTAAGATAGATATATTCAAATTTGTTAATATCTGATAGATCTAAATTAATTACTAATTGATTTAATACTTGATTAAATTCATTAGTAAATAAAAGATTCTTATAATTATCATTATTCTGTAATGTAGTAATAGTCTTATACAGTATATCTAAATTAAGTATTTCAATTTTATTTATTCTCATAGTAGTTTTATTCATTATCAGTATTATTAAATAACTTACATGTAGAAATACCATTATCATACTCAAAGTAAGTACAATTAGTACAATTCTTCATATCTTTCTCATTACCAAAATATTTAGAAAATTCTACTATATCAGAATAATTATTTTTACAATCCATAATCTTAATACCTCCATTGATTTATTTAAGGATTTGTGATTAGAGTATATTTATAGTTAAATGATATAATATTTATTTGAATAAAAAAATATAGAAAGGAGAAATATGTTTAAGACTATTAAAATACAAATATATCCAAATAAGGGTCAATTAAATATTATTAATAGTACTTTGGGATGTTGTAGATTTATTAAGAATAATTATATCGCTTATAATATTAATAGATATAATAATGGTAATAAATTTACTACAGCTACAGAATTTAATAATATTATAAATCGACTCAAGGTGGAAGATAGTAAATATAGCTGGATATCATATTATAGTGAAGATGCTATAAAAGAAGCTATTTCTGCTGAAGAAAAAGCATTTAATACATACGTCCGAAGATATAATAAATTACCATCATTATTATCTAAGAAGCACATTAATAGAGAATCATATTATTTTATTGATAGAACTTACAACTATTATACCAATAATATAAATAAGATCAAATTACCAACACTTGGGAAAGTGAGAATAAGTAGTGGTTATAGATTACCAGCCGAATCATCTATATTATCAGGTAGAATTATCAGGGAATATAATAAGTATTATGTAGTATTTATATATCGAAAATATAATACAAGATTATTGAAAAATGATATTAAATTGGGTATTGATTTAGGTGTGAAGGATTATGCTATCATATATGATGGATATAATAGTTATAAAGTTAAGCACTATAAAAATGATACGAGATATAAAAAGCTAAATGATAAAGTTAGTAAGTTGCATAGCATTATACAGAATAAAGTAAAAATAAATAGTACTAAGAAATATGATAAGTCTATAATTCCATATAAGACTTCTAATATAATTAGACTCGTAAATAAATTAAGACGCTATTTATTAATACTTAATAATATCAGAAATGATTTTATTAAAAAGCTATGTGATAAGATATTGGTGAAATTCAAACCAAAATGTATAACAATAGAAAAATTAGCTATTAAATATCTATTGGAAAAAGATTCTAATCATACATTACATAACAGAATTCAATATAGTGATTTTTATAAATTTAAATTTGTTCTAATGAATAAGTGCTTAGAATATGATGTTAAGCTCAGAGTGCTTGATAGATATTATCCATCTACTAAATTATGTAGTAGATGTGGTAGTAAGAAATATATGAGTTTATCTGATAGAGTTTATAATTGTCCTGTTTGTGGGTTAAGTATAGATAGAGATATTAATGCTGCTATTAATATATACAATGCTAAAGATTCTGATTGTAATATTTACGCTTGAGGTTACGCAAGTTTAAAGACTCTTACGCGGAGATGAGGTTATTTTTAACCAGTAACATGGGGAGGGGGGAACCCTTATTTAAATTAAAAAAAAATATTAAACTAATATAGTTTACTATATTAGTTTTTTTTTATTAAGAAAGGAAATAATAAAATGACTAAAATAAATATTACTATATATGGTAGAGAATTTAATTTACCTATAGAATTTGATTTACGAGATAATGAAGATGTAGCTTCTAATCAATTAGAAGCTGTAAAGAAATTCAAAGGATTAAAGAAAATAGATGATTCTCTAAAAGAACTTGTAAAATATTGCTATAAGAAAAATCCAGATGAATTTAAATATAATGATGGTGATAATATATTCAAATATATAATGCCTAAATATATCTACATACCAAGAAAGAATAATAGTCGTATAGTAGCTATTATGTGTAATTATAAATTTGATGAAGAGAATGGAATTGCAATAATATACAAAAATGAGAAATATAATAATATAATAAATCAAGATGTTGTATTATAAAGAAAGAAGATTTATAAAAAATAATTTAATTATCAACTAGTTAGTAATGAATAAAAATCTAACTAGTTGATAATTATTTTTAGTGATAATTACGATTCATATATAAAGTTATTTTATATAACGAAGTCTAGCTAACTAAGTTATTTAAAATAAAAATAAAATGAATAAATTACACTCATAAATCACCGTACAATGATTTATGAGAATGTATACTATTTTTTATTTTTATCTAGTATAGAGCCCAAATAGTACGTCGACACAACTATGGCTTGACAAGTTAGCGTGCGTT